GAACTAGAAACAATACTAGCAAACAAGAAAGAAAAGTTAGAAAGATTGAAATTTATTCATGCGAACAGACGTTATTATTTAAATTGGGACGGGAGTATTCACGAAATGACACTGACCATGAATGATACGACAAAGGAAAGCGGTATTAAACAAGGGAATGTATTTAAGACAATCGAAGACGCGGAAAAAGAGCGCGACAGACGAGCGCTATTATATGAGTTTAACCAATTCAAAAATGAACAAAATAACGCGTGGGCGCCTAATTGGAAAGACTATGACGAGCCAAAATTTTATATAACCTTTAACGAAGATAAAGAGTTAACGACGTCGTTTATGTACACGTTACAAAATTTTGCAACGTTCGGTTATTTTCGAGATTATCGAGCATGTTTTGACGCTATTCAAAAATTCGGCGACAGAATTAAAAAGCTATACATTGACTAGGAGGGCGACGGAATGATAGAGGTTTACGACGTGTTCGAGAAACAACACGTAATGTTAAGTATAAGTAAGATAATCATTGTTTATCACGATAGAAATATCGAACACGCAATAATCAAAGTTGACGGGTTAGACTATCCAATAAAAACGCGTGAGAGCTACGACGAAATTAAAAGCAAGTTACAAACGGGGGTTGTTTAAAATGACTAAAGACGGCACTTTAACATTACAAGCGAACAGCGAGGGCACACGATACGTAAAAATAGACGCGACAAATATTGACCGTATACAAGGCGAAACGGGCGGACGAAAAACAATCATTTGTTATAGAGGTGTAACGTGGAATAAAGAGGGCAAAATGGACTACGTAAAAACGAATATAACAGTATTCGAGCCCGTGGAAGACGTTATTAAAAAGTTTGAGAAAACCGGGCAAAGAATGAAAAGTTTTCAATGCTACACGAACGATAAAGACATAGAGAGAGTTATCAACGGGGGTTACTTATAATGACAAAAGACACAATCTATTTAAAATCGGGCGACGCTTTCATAATCATGTGGGAGTATAGCGTCGAGATTGTACAGCCCGACGGCAACAGTTGCATAGCTAGACGGCTAGAGAAAAATAAAAGTTCAATCGAGTTAATTAAGCGAACGCCGGACGAGGTAAAAGAAATTGCCGAGCGTTACGAGAAACAAAAGAAAAAGATTCCGTTTAGTATCGAGCGAAACCCTTACGCGAACACTACGCAAATACAAATAGGGTCACATAACATACGTTATACGAATTAATGAGGGGTTATAACATGGACACGGACTTACAAGATCCACGCGGTAAAATTCGTTGCATACAGCAAGCGGAAAACGAGAGAGCGCAAAAAGCGGAAACCTTATTAAAGAACTTTAGCAAATATGTAAAGCGTAAGGGGTTAAAATCAATCGACGAGCATAAAAGGCTATTGAAAGAGTTAGAGGCAAACAACGAAAAAGGGGTAAAACAATGAAATTTATTAAATTAAGAAACGTAATTAGAAAAGATAACACATATACAGTAAATATTGATAGTATCGCTTGCATTGAAACGATTGTAAAAGAAGACGGAACCATTCAAACATGGATACAAGGACAAGGGCTTGAAAACGGCGAACTAAGCGTAAAAGAAACGGAAGACGAAATTTTACAAATGATTAAAGGCGTCGAAAAGTTAGCTAGTTTATCATAAACGGGTGTAATGTATGCACAAATGTATTAAACACACTCGATCACATAAATTTTTAAGAAAGCTATTTAGAATAAAATCGCCGTCAGATAAATGGTTACAAGCGGGGTTAATATTCAATAAAGAGCTTGAAAAAGGATTTAATAAACAGCCAAGTAACAAAGGGTTAGAACGGTTATCAAAAGCACTAAAGGAAACGCAAAGGGGAATACATGGATAAAGCGGAACTAGCATATTTTGAAAAGTTATTTAAGGACTATTACACATACGACAAGAAAATACTACTAAGGAAAGCGGAACTTACAGTACGAGAGATTGACGAGAATGTGGGAGGCGGTAAGAGCAATATTAGAGCTAAGACAGTCGAAAATATGGTAATCAAGCAATTATCAGACGAACGCCTCGTATTTCTTGAAAATGTAAAAGACGCTATTGAGTATACGTTGGACATGATCGAAATGATAAACCCGCATTTTAAAACGCTAATCGTTGAAAAGTATTTCAAAAACGGCGGTATCGAAACGTGGGAAGACGTTGCCAAGCGTGTAGGTTGGTCAACAAGTCAAGCGTACAATATCAGATATAAGACGCTAGAAATTTTCGCGAACAAACTAGGCCTAGCGAATACGCTTTAAACTTTAGAAAAAATGAGGTAGTTTTCCACTAGCTTTTACGATATATTGGTATTGTGAAAGTTTAGCGGAAAGCTATTTCTTTTTACACTCTTTTTCTAAGGCGGGGAAACCTGACGCCCCGTTAAACGCTCGGTAGTGTAACGTAACACGCGCGCTTATTTATAAAGCCTGTAATGACATTTCCTTTAAAAGTTTGTATTTTCTACTGTTATGTATTTCAGCGCGAAACACCGGTTCAAGCCCGGTACGAGTGATAGCCAATTAAGTGGCGAAAATTCCAAAGAACTGTTATTCATGGTTGGTACTCCGAACAGTTTCCCTCTCGTCACCTATCGCGGGAGGGTTTAATTAAATTAAATACATATTTCCCGGTCGTGGGTTCCCTATCCGGAAAGGGCACACGGAACACAAAAAGCAAAAGTTAACGCGTTTAGTTAACTACCGCCAACTTAAACGGGTTATAGGCGAGAGTGTAATATGCTAGTGATAGGCGGGGCGCCGTAAATACCATTCAAGCCTACTACTAGCCTATGACACACATTGTATATACAACGTACTACACCGACGGGACGGCTAAAGTTATAACGAGGGGTTATTTAATAGGGTTGATTAAAGGCGCCTAGCTAGCGAACTTGAAAAACTTAATTAAATAATTCTATTCCCTTTAGTGAGGTTCAATTCCTCATGTAGTAATATCCGTAAAGGAGAAACCATAAAATACAATTTAAGGCTTACTACTACTAGCCTATTGATACACACTAAGAGCCTAGCGCTCATACTAAGACGTCTAATTTTAGGCGTCTTTTTTGTTGTTTAGAAAAAGAGGTACAAATGGAAATAGAAAAAATTAAAATCAGCGACTTATTAGAATATAAATACAACGCTAAAGAACACCCGGAATGGCAAATAGAACAGATTGTAAACAGCGTTAAAGAGTTCGGGTTTAATGATCCTATCGCTATTGACGAAAACAATACAATCATTGAGGGACACGGGAGGTTATACGCGTTACAAGAGCTAGGATATGACGAGGTAGACTGTATACGCCTATCACATCTAACAGAAGAACAGAAAAAAGCCTACGTCCTAGTACATAACAAGCTAACAATGAATACAGATTTTGATATTGATTTATTGAATATCGAACTAGACAACATTGTAAACATTGATATGAGCGACTACGGGTTTATAGAAACAAACGAGGGGTTACAAGAAGACGAAAAAGAAGAAAGCCCCGACGAGTTCCACCAAGAAACGACATTAAACCAATACAACCTAAACGATTACGACGCCGGAAGAACAGAAGGCTTTTATAACATGCCGACTATAAAAGGGGTTGATTACGTCCCTAAAGAGTTACAAGGGTTTAATTTTGTGTTGAGTAATTGCGACAATGAAAAAGGCGTACACTTTTTTATAGACGACTATCAGTTTCAAAGAGTATGGGAAAGGCCTTATTTTTATATTGAAAAAATGGCCGAGGTTGATTGTGTATTTACTCCGGACTTTAGCTTGTATACAGACATGCCAATATCAATGCAAGTATGGAATGTTTACCGGTCGCGTTTAATAGGCCAAATAATGCAAGATTACGGGTTAACGGTAATACCTACCGTTTCGTGGACGTTTGAAGACAGTTTTAAATTCTGTTTCGACGGACTACCTAAGAACGCTACATTAGCAATTAGCACGGTAGGAGTAAAAAACGATACTGAAAAATTAGAAATATGGACAAAGGGCGTTGACGAAATGATTAAACGGTTAACGCCTAAAAATTTATTAATATACGGCGAAAAAGTCGATTATGATTTCAAAAATATAATTCATGATAGGTATATCTCTATGTGTTACATTATGCAGAATCTCTTCCATTATAAATTAAAATTATAAGAGTCCCAACAGTTCTTTTCGCTTAATAT